ATGCGTTGGAGGTGTAGAACAGCACCGACTGTGTGGTGATGTCGTAGTTGATCGTGCCAGTGGCTGCTGTGGCCGAAACAGTAGCAACTTCAGCAGCATCATTCAGCACCATAGCCAATGTGCTGGATGTACCACTAAAGGTCTTAGTGCCTGTAATGGTCTGAGCAGTGTTAGTGCTAGCCACATCAGTCAAGGTGTTGCTACCAAAAGCAATAGTCTTGTTAGTCAATGTCTGACTGTCTGTAGTGCCAACAATAGTACCAGATGGACCAGTCATCACAGCAGCAGTGCCTAGTCCCAAATTGGTACGAGCAGTGGAAGCACTAGCAAGGTCTGACAAGTTACTGGCAGCATCAAGAAACTTAGCATCAGCAGCAGCTTGTGTGTAGGTGTTAGCGACACTGAAAGCACCGTAGGCAACAATGTCAACAATATCACCTGCTGTAGCACCAGTAGCCAACACAACAGTTGTACCGTTAGTGGCTGTGAAGTCTGTACTAGCCACCAACTTCACACCGTTCAAGTACACATCAACAAAGCCTACATCATACGTCACAGCAAATGTAGTCTGTGATGCTGTAGCAGTGTAGACATAACGCTCAGCAGTACCGTTAACAGCAGAGCCTGCATCGACCCATGATGTACCCGTATACACCTTCATCTTCTCAGACGTAGTGTCAAAATACAAAGCACCAGTGATCAAGGCATTGTTGTCATTGTCCAATGTAGGAGAAGAAGACTTAGCACCAAGATAACGATCATCAAAGCTGTCATAGCTGGCAGCAGCGGCAGCAGCACTGGCAGCAGCGGCAGCAGCACTGGAAGCAGCAGAAGCTGTGTCACCAAACGTTGTGTCGATATAGGCTTTAGTGGCTGCGTCTGTACCTGTAGTGGGAGTACCAAGACCAGTGATCTTATTACCACTCATGGCAATAGCACCTGTCATAGTGCCACCAGTTTTGTCCAGCTTCTTTGCCAACTCAGTTGTCATTGTTGCTGCAAAGTTGGGATCGTCACCCAATGCAGCAGCAATCTCATTCAGTGTATCGAGAGTACCGGGAGAACTATCAATGAGGTTGTTGATGACAGTGTCAACGTACCCCTTAGTAGCAGCATCGGTATTCAATACAGGAGTTGCAACGTTAGCAATCACTGTATTGGTCACATCAATTGTGCCGTTAACAGTGACGTTGTTGAAGGTGGAACCACCGCTAGAAGCTGTGACGTTACCCGTCAAGTTGCCTGTCACATTACCTGTGACATTACCAACAAAGCCTGTGTTGGCTGTAACTGTAGTGCCTGTAATGGCAGCAGGGGTAGAGCCACCAATAACTGTGTTGTTAATGACACCGCCTGTAGCATTGACGTTAGCAAGCGTTGCCTGCCCTGTGACGTTCAATGTACCACCAACGGAAGCATTACCCGTTACTGTCGCATTCTCATCAACCAGCAATGTATCGATGGTGGCTGTGCCATCAATGAACAGGTCTTTCCATTCCAGCAGAGATGTACCAAGATCGCTGGTGTTGTCATTGGTCGGAACCAACGAAGACGAAACACGAGCAGTGACAGTGACGATGTCGCTTGTAGCATTACCAATGACTGTGTTGCCATTCACTGTAGCATTACCTGTAACAACCAAGTTGCCAGCAACAGCAGCATCACCTGTAGTGTTCAGAGTTGTCACCGTAGCAGCAGCAGGTGTTGTAGCTCCGACAACAGTGTTGTCAATTGTGCCTGCATTGATGTCAGCAGTATCGGCAATCAAGCTATCAATGTTGGCTGTACCATCAATGAACAAGTCTTTGAATTCTAGGGAGTTTGTACCGAGGTCAATGTCGTTGTCCACAACAGGCACAATAGCACCGTCTTGGAAACGTACTTGCTCAGTGGAAACTGTACTAACTTCAGTAAACACACCAACTCGGTTATTTACTGTGTCTACAGCAACTTTATTTTTAGCATCAGCATCACCGATGACAGGAATGTAATGTCCTTCAGCGGCTGTGCCATCATGCTTGTGGCCTGTGGCTTGTGCGAATGCATCACGAAGAGCATTCAGTTCGTTGTTGATTGGTGCTGCACGTACAACAGCGGTTGGTACGATGTCAGCAGCAGATTGTCTTACATATCCAGCCAAGATTATCTCCTGTCATTATTTGCATAGTTCAGGACCAAGCCCTGAATTGTGTGACTAGCATTAGTGTCGTTAGTCACGTATTTGAAAGCGATAGAGAAACCGGAACCAGAGATGTTAGTCTTTTCCACTGGTGATGGGTTACCATCGTAAATAGCGTTAGCATCGTACACAGCTTCGTTGTAATAAGCTGCTGCACCTGCCGTTGTTATAGCATAGTTGGCGGGGTTAAATACACCAACAGAGTCGTCGAAGTCGTAAGAAACAGCTAGAGCAATGTTACTTGAACCTTCACCACGCAAGAAGGTGGTGATGCTGTAGAAATTCTTACGAATTGTGGGGTCTTCAAAATAGTAATAGGGCGTTTGATATACAGACAATATAGGGCTGGTATCAAATGATGTACCACTTTCTTGTGCATGCACCTTACCTGTAGCATCGCCATGAATAACAAACTCGGCAGCACCTACAAAACCACTAGAAGCGCATGTTGCAGGAATACCAAACAATTGGCTGAACTCAAAACCAATACCACCAGCACTTTCACGCAAACCACCTAACAAACTGAAGTTGCCTTCAGCGGGAATGAACAATCGAAACTGAGACTTCTTACGAATGACAACACTCGACAGTGTTTCAACATCAATGTCTTCAGCGACAACGTCCTGCAAGATTGCATTAATCGTAAACTGAATCTTCTTCGACACAGTCTCCAACTGAACGTCACCGATGTTGGCAGTACCCGCAATTGGCCTGAAACCGTCTGGTCCAAGAAACAACAGATTACCAGCAATCTCAATAACACTATCAGGAACAACGCAACCTAAGTTGGTGGTCACTTCAGACAAGACAAAGTTTGCAATGTTTGTACCAGTCAAACTCTTAATAGCATTCTTACCGAAGATGTACAACACATCACGGAACTGCTTGATCTGTACAATCTCAAAACCTACGTTGATGACGCCTGCACCATTGGCAGGGTTGTAGTCAGTTTCAGCAAGCGGTGCAGAGAAGTAGAGATTGAACGGGTCTGAAGGATCACCAGCAAGGAAGACGTGATTCTTGTAAGTAGCAGAGTATTTTGGAGAATTCGGAGCGTTCGTGTGTGTAATCTGTGTATACGTAGTGCCGTCATAAACAGCAGCAGGATTGATACCATCAGTCAACAATACTTTTGTAGCAGACCAGTTATACTTGATGAACCTAACCTTCTTTACACCTGTCATTGTCACACTACCGGGTGTGGTAATGGCTGACCAAGACGATGTAGACGCCACCCATTTGTGGAAGTAAGCTGTACCAGAACTAGGAGCACGGCAAGCGAAGATGTTATCGTTCAAACCTTCAGCAACAACAACACCCAATACAGAACCTGTACCGGGAACAGTGCCGTAGTCATTGGAATAGCCACTGATACGACGATAACCACCAGTAGTTGATGGTTCGTAGTTGATTAAAGAATAGGCAGAACCGGGTTCGTTCTGACCCTGTGTCAGCACGTCCTTGTTTGTGTTAAGACCACCTATCGAGATGACCTTGAAACCATTAATGCGATCTGCCATTACATCACTCTAGGTGAAACCAGCGCAGGAACAATCATTGTCGAGCGCATAGTGAGGGGTTCATCCAGCAACAGACGGCGCATTGTTCTGATACCATTTTCAAACCTATCACGATGAATGGCGGCGCTCTGTTCGTTAGAGCGATACAACATCATGTAAGTCATAGCACCATCAATTACAACACTGTCAAATCGGGAAGGTACGATACATTCGTCAGTAGACTCAACCAAGTCAACAGGGAAGCGCCAATACTTATACTCAATCTGATAAGCCTGATCAGACTTTGGTGTCACACCGAAGAAGCCGTTCTGTGTTTGATAGACTGCTTCAGGAACACCATAACCACCAGTGCCTGTTTGGTCTTCGATGGGACGAGCAGTGTCTAAGTATTGTGTGTAAGTCAGCACAGGCAATCGCTTGGGCTGATTGTTAGCTGCTGTGAGTTGTTTGAGATAGAACGATTCCCAATCAACACTAGAGAAGTCTGAAGGGAAAGCGTAAGTGGCTGTGCCGTTTGTGGCAAGTGTTTGTGTTTGAGTAACCAAAGCAAAAGGCCACTCTTGAGCCGAATGCATCAATTCTCTAACAGATGAGTTGATAGCGATTTTGGCTAGAGCTTGTACGTTTCTAGCATTGTCAAAGTCTGTGGAGTCCATTGTGACTTCACCAACTCTACGCAGCAATTCATTTGTTAGGGAAAGATATGTTGACATAGGTATAAGCAAGAAAGGGGTGAGCCTTTGACGACCCACCCCATGAGTTACAGGCGATTAAGCCAGTTGATCGCGGTCAACTTCGTCAGCGCCGATACGACCATCAACGTTCATCAACACAGCCCACACACGAGCAACACCAGAAGTAGGTGCAGTGGTGGCAGTGGCAATCAACAAGTCGATAGTGTCAGCAGTAGCGCCAATCACGACAGGCTGGAAAGCAGCAGCGTTTTGTGCATAAGCACCAGCGGCAGCAGCGTCAGCATCAAAACCGTCAACGAACACGTCAGCGTCAACGCCAGTAACACCCAAGTCGAAAGTGGTGTCGCTCGACTCGCCGCCGAGGACGGTGGTGATTTCGATACCAGCATTCAAGATGACGGTGTTGGCGGGAACACGGATGCACTCGATAACGTCAGCAGCAGCCAAAGCCCCACCATTTGCTGTAACAGCAGCGGCGAAGTTGAGGTTGAAGTCAACCAGATAAGGCACGGAGCCAGCAGTGCGACCAGCGGTAGCGCCAGCAGCAAGAGTTGTAATGGTAGCCATTTTAAATTTCCTTTATGAATGATGTATAAAACGGGGAAGCCTTTTGAGCCTCCCCTGTTTCATTAGGCAACGTTGTACTTTGCAGTCACGATACCTTCAGGACGCAAGATTTTGCGACCATACAGGTGCATACCGCGAACGATGTCAGCGAAGCTGTCGGGGTCACGATATGTCTCAGTCTTTGTCAACTGTTGAGCAGTTGCCACAGCAGAGTCATGACCAGCGATGATCACGCCGAAGTTGCTGGACTGAGCAGAAGTGCCAGCAGTGCCGGGACCAGTACCGATGCGTGGAGTGTTGTTCGACACATAGATACGGAAGCCATGCAGGTTGTTCAGGATCAGGCCGTTTTGCAGACCGGAACCACCGAAGTCACCATTCAACAGGCGGCTGTCTTCGTCCTTCAACATCTCAACGAACACGGGGTCAACGACCAACCAACGACCTTGAGTGTCAACAAACTGCTGATCCAACAGACGACCCATACGGGCAATCACGGTCAGAGGCGACACAGTGGTAGTAGAAGCGGCAGTAGCGCCGGGGAAACGTGGAGCCAGAGGGATGGAGTCACCAGCAGAACCAGCGGTAGTCAGGTTGCTGAAGTTGGGACGGCTCAGCTTCATGCTCGACAACAGTTCGTCAGAACCAGCAGAGGCAACAGCTTTGGTGCCGGGGGCAGTGGTACGGGCGGTGTCGCCGTTAGCATGCTTGGCAGACTGCTGATAGCCCGACAGATATGCCAACACGTCTTGGTCGTAGTTGTCACGCAGACGATAGGCAGCGCGGTCCGATGCCATCTGCATGAAGTTCACATGAGAGTGAGCAGCTTCGATGTCGTCGATCTTGAAGGCGTAGTAGTTAGCCTGATCAACAACCAGAGTGAAGTCTTCGTCATCGAGGTCTTGCGCTGTGATCTGAGTACCACGAGCGTAAGCTTGGACTGACACCTCTGGCTCTTTAATTATCTTGACACTATCCCCCATATTAGCGATTTCACCGAAGTA